CAAACTTCCATCGCTGTCGGCTTGCCTGGAAAGAATACCTTGCGAGGAACCAGTATGAAAGGATTGTTGTATTCTGCGACTTCTACGCTTCGGTGCTCCAATCCGTCTTGGCTGATTCACCGTCAATAGTTACTCACGTCCTCCCGGCGCTCGCAAGAACCGATTACCTCGATCTCGCTCAACCGCAATACCTCAATCGCTTGGCCGCTGCGCTCGCCGAATCCGGCTCGCCGGTCATGCAGAAAGCGTGGGTGTTCTAATGCTACGTGTCATAGTGCTCCTATCAGGCGGCCTCGACTCCGCCACACTACTCTACTCCGTGCTCAAGACGGGCCGCGTCGCTCGGGCCGTCAGCTTCAATTACGGGCAACGTCACTCCGTCGAGCTGTCGGCAGCGAGGCAGGTGTGCGCTGCTGCGAACGTCTCACACACAACCATAGCGATCCCCCGCCTCAGCGACGCCCTGCCGAACTCAAGTTTGACGGATCGGCGAGTGGCGGTGCCAGAGGGGCACTACGAAGAAGAAAGCATGAAAGCGACGGTGGTTGCGAACCGCAATATGATTTTGCTCGCAATCGCGGCTGGTCATGCAATCGCGCACGGCTTCGACACGATAGCCTACGCAGCGCACTCGGGCGACCACGCAATCTACCCGGATTGTCGGCCCGAGTTCATTCGCGCGATGCGGCAGGCTCTCGCGTGGTGTGACTGGAACCGGATTGACCTGGAAACGCCTTTCAGCGATATGACGAAGGCGCAAATTGTAACGGAGGGGCACCGCCTCGGCGTGCCGTTTGAATTAACGTGGTCTTGTTACAAAGGAGAGCAGCAACACTGCGGGAAGTGCGGGACATGCGTAGAGCGCCGCGAGGCGTTCAAGCTGGCTGGCGTGCCCGATCCGACACGCTACGCCGACTGACGCTCCCGCTCCAAAGCCAGAGCGGCCTTCTGGTCCTCCGGTGACAGCTTCAGCCAGTTGGCGGCAATCGCGGACTCCGCATCCCAATAGGACAACTCGTGCCCATCGGCAAGTGCAGTCAATCGTTCTCGCTCTAGTTCGTATTTCTCTAACGTCATCGCATCACCTCCAACCCCAATTATACCAGACATGAAACTTACAATCACAAAACGCTTCCAATTCGACGCTGCACACCGGCTTTTAGGCTACGATGGGTTGTGCGGGTCGATTCACGGGCACCGCTACGTGGTCGAAACCACGTTCTCCGGCGAACAGGACGAGCTGGGGATGATAGCCGACTTTGCGAAACTCAAGAGGGTCATCGGCGAGTGGATCAAGCGCAACTGGGATCATGCCCTGTTGCTGCATCGCGATGATCCAACTCCCGTCATGCCTGGGCAGCGGGTAGCGATGCTGGACCGAAACCCAACGGCAGAAAACCTTGCGCGGGAACTTGCCCAAGCGATCATGGGCATGTACCTCGGCGCGGGAGTCGAGTGGGAGCGGGTGCGAGTGTACGAAACGCCGGATGCTTATGCGGAGGTGCTGCGATGAAACTCTTTGCAGAATATACCTTTCACGGCTCACACTGGAACGAGAAGTTCGCGAGCGTCGAGGATACATCCGGGCGCGTCGCGTTAATTCATCAGGTAGCAGAGTGCGACCCGCTCGAACTGCTGCGGAACATCCACGGGCACCTATGGACTGTGCGGATCGAGGTAGAGGGGGATGAAACAAGAGGGCTTGTTGCCAACTACAATAACCTTCAAGCAATCATCGCGACGCTCGACTTCACCTTCTTGCCGCTCAATCCCTTGATTCTGGGATACCTCAAGGAGCTGTGCGGTGTGGAGTCAGACGAGGAGGTTACACTTTTGGATGAGTGGGGGTCGGCTGGCAACTTGGAGGTTGTCCTTAACGCAATTACTGCGGCCGTCATAAAGGAAGTTTCCAGGCCGGGCATCCGGCAGGTGACGGTTACACTGTACGAGACAGGCCCGGCCGCGCACCGCAATGTCCGGGCACTCTACGCCGAGCAAACCGTGGCGTTCACGCCGGAAGGAGTTGCGGAGCCGTGGTGAAGGTGAAGCGATACTCGGTCAACGAGATTTTCTATTCGATCCAAGGCGAAGGGGCGAACGCTGGCGCGCCAGCGATCTTTATTCGGTTCGCCGGTTGCAATCTCCAATGCACGAAGGCAACGGTCGGCTGGGATTGCGACACGGATCATCGCTGTCGGCAGACGTACACGATGGGGGAGATCGCGCACATCTGCGCCGATCTCGCCGCTGGATTGCGCCACAAGCCGATGGTCGTCTTGACGGGAGGCGAGCCGTTTGTGCAGTTGGGGGGAAGCGCGATGGTGGCTGACCCCTTGATAGATGCCTTGCGGTGCAGGGGTTTCGGTCGTATTGCGGCTGAAACGAACGGAACGCTCGGCCACTTCCTCTGGCCGGACTGGGTGTGTGTGAGCCCGAAGCCGGGCACAGAGGTCTTGCAAAAGACGGCCGATGAAGTCAAGATTGTCCTTGCCGATGGGCAACCGATCCCCGAGTGTGACATCGCCGCTTCCCACTATTTTCTGAGCCCGGCCTGGGCGAGCGTCGGCATGGATGGCAAGGCCGTGGCGTGGTGCGTCAAGCAAGTTAAGGAGAACCCACAATGGAAACTGAGCCTGCAAACCCACAAGTTGATCGGAGTGCCGTGACATCTGGGGTGGTGGTAACGTGGCCGATGTTCCGGCGTAATTGCCAAAGGATAAAGGAACGGATCAATAAGCGGCTGATTGCCAACCCTGCTCGGCCCTTTCCAGGCATCTACGGCGTGCCGACGGGCGGCTGCTTTGTCGCACAAGAGGTGTCGCGATTGTTCGGCGCGCTGCCGCTCGACGAGCCAGCCGAGGGTTGCATCGTTCTAGACGATGTTGTAGACAGCGGCAAAACGCTCGAACGATACCCAGACGCCTTGCAGCGAGACGCGATGTACCGCAAGCCGACAAGTCCGGCGAACCTCGCGCCCGAAGCAGCGACCGCGCGCGGCTGGATCAAGTTCCCTTGGGAGCACAGCAGCACGCCGGAGGATGCCGTTGTCCGGCTCCTGGAATACATCGGCGAGGACCCAACGCGAGACGGCCTCGCCAAGACACCGAGCCGGGTGTGCCGGGCTTTGGCGGAGATGACCGAGGGGTACAAGCAAGACCCGGTGGAGGTCCTGGGCACCCGGTTCGAGTCGACGTGGGACGAGATGGTTGTTCTGCGCGGCATCCGGTTCTCTTCGCTGTGCGAGCATCACATTCTGCCATTCACCGGCACGGTGGACATCGCCTATATCCCATCCGTTGCTGGGGTAGTGGGGATCAGCAAACTCGCGAGGCTCGTTCGCGTGTTTTCGCGGCGGCTCCAGATTCAAGAGCGGATGACCGAGGAGATTGCCCGAGCGATTATGGACAACCTCAAGGCGGAGGGAGTGGCCGTGGTTGTCCGAGCCCACCATCATTGCATGGGGTGTCGCGGTGTTCGGCAGCCGGACGCTGCAATGGTTACGTCTTCTATGCTCGGCTGTATGCGGCATTCTGGCCCTGCAAGGGCCGAATTCTTTGCCCTGGCCGAGGCGTAATGCGGGGTGCGCGGTATAATAGTAGGTAGTCAAAACTACCGCACGACCAATTAAGTTAATTGGTCGACCCCCAATCCAGGAGAAACGACATGGCGAAAACGAGCAGCGCGACCGCAGACCCCGCAAAGGCGAGCCCGAAGGAACAGCCGTCGCGGCCGGAGCACGCTGTCGGCACTTGCCCGAAGTGTGGAGCCCACTTGATGGTCCTTCGTCATACGGGCAGCGAGCGATACGCAATGTGCTCCAAGCTGATGAGTGGCGAGTGCGACTCGCGGCTGATCCCAGTGACGGCCGCGCTGGAGGCGGCAATCAAGACCGCCAACCTGCCGCAAGCAACCCCGGTCAGACGGATGGTGGCCGAACACGTCAAGGGCACCCCGTTCTACACACAGACGATCTTCCGAGTGGAAGGCCGACCTGGGCTCTACCGTCGAGTTGCGATGAAAGCGGGAGAGCGGGTGAAGTTGGGGCCGGGAGAGGCAATCGCCGTGAGTCGATGGCGCGACGGAGAAGTTGCTTTGGGGATCGCTGACGAGGAAGCGACGGAAGTTGCGAGCCCGGTCGATCCCGCCACCTCAGCGTAAGGGGAAGGCCATGACGAGACGCGAAACGCGCCGCACTGTCGCCAAGTGGTCTGGGGTCGAGGGTGAATACATCCGCGAGCTGCCGAGACTTCCCGGCTTCGAGCTGGTCATCACCTTCCGCTATTCGGGCACTCGCGACGAAGGCAGCAAGTACGGTGGGCCAGACAATCTCGGTTCCGCCCCAATGATTGATGAGGAGTGGACGCTCGTTGAAGCGTTCTTAACGTCGCCGCATTGCAGGACCATCCCCTTGACGAAAGAGGAACAGGAGCATCTGTTTTTCGCTTGCGAGGAGGATGTGCAAGCGGTGGAACTGGACATCGAATCAGCAATAAGAGGATCGTAACATGACATGCCAGATGAGCCTAGTGGGCTTTTTGTATCGGCTAGGTATTGCCCCAAACACGCCACCCGAACACAAGACGCCTGACGAGTGGCAGCAACTATTCGGAGTCGAAGTCATCGACCCCGACGGCTGGCGAATCGACAATCACCCGTGGGGGGAACCGTTGACGGCCGAGGAATTTCTTTCCCGCTCGTATGCCAGCACGACGTGCGATCTCGATGTCCACGAGGGCGGCGTGGTGGTGACATACAGGGAAGGTCATTTCGAGAAGCAGAAGCAGAAGCCGACGGATGACCCGGAGTGCGCGGATTGCGCAGCGTACAAGGCGCAACTTCAAGCGATGGAGGATGCGACTGTCGTACCGCCCGACATTGCGGAACTGCTGGAGCGGATCAGGGTGCTTGAGGTCGATGTCGCCGCTTTGTCGAAGCATATCGGCCGATACCGTGACTCAAGAGCGACCTATCGCAAGCAAGCAATGTTGCTGGCGCAATGCTTGGGGTACAAAGGCGCAGGACTGCCGGAAGCGGACGATTGGCGGCCGTGCGTCATCCGCGCGAATACAAGGGGCCTAAAGCATGGCGGGAAAGGGCAGAACGATGCCGAAACCGTACACGAAGGAAACGAGCAGCGTCTTGAAAAAGACGGCTGATGACGAACCGATCTTTTGCCTTGTCGGACGAGATCGGTTTGCGGCTTTGGTGGTTCGCATATGGGCGGAGATCGCCGAGGCATCCGGTGTGGATGCGGACAAGGTGGAGGACGCGAGGCAATGCGCTGAGGCGTTGAAAGCGTGGGTGCCAAAGACAGAGCCGAGTTAAGTGCGAAATGATAAAGCTCAAAAAGGAACCACGTTGCCCGCACCTTCCGGCGAGGTGTGAGACGACGGCCTGGGGTGAAGCGGAGCCGTTTATAGTTGCACCCCGCGCTCGCTTGGTCCATCGTGTTCGGTCCATCACCAGCTACGCTTGGCCGGATCGGGGGCATGTGTCGGTGACGTGTTGGTGCGGGTATTGCTTCAACCTCAGGCCCGAGCAGGTTGCAGACGCTCTTGTGGCGAACCCGCCCGAGAATCGGCTCATGTGTGAGCATTGCGAATGGATGGCCGCGAAGTGGAGGCAGCCGCCGACGGATGAGCTGGCTGGTCGTCACGTCCATCGTGGGCGGCTGGTGCCGGTTAGGACGTGCTGCCAAGGGGGGTGATTGATGGCGGAGCGGATCGTCACGACGCTCTACTTCATTGGTGGCCCAATGCACGGCGTCTCGTGTGAGGTGGGGGGTGGTGTAGTGCCCGCGCTCCGGTTCGAGGGTTCGTCGTCTTGCTATAACCTTCACACCTTCGATGATGGGGATGGCCGCGTGGATGCGTGCTACGTTCACGATCAACTGCCCGTAGGTGAGGCGAAGTGGATATGGCTGGCAACCCCGAGGGGGGCGTGGCGCAAGGAGGGGGCCGCGAGGCGGCAAGTCGGTGGTGGAACTCGGCTTGTCCAATTCGACGAGGAGTGATAGCCTGGGGTGCATGACCCCAGACGAACAACTGACCGCCCTCCGTGATCCGCTTGCGTGGGTAAGCCGATTCTGGCCTAAGATGGTGCTGGCACCGCATCAGGTCGAGATACTCCAATCGGTCGCGGCAACTCCCGAGACGTTCTGCCACTCGGGCAACTCGTTGGGGAAAACTCGATCAGCCGCACTTGCGGCCTTGTGGTTTTTCTGCACGCGATTCCCGGCTCGCGTCATCGTTAGCAGTTCGTCGAACAAGCAGCTAAAGAACGCGCTCTGGCCGGAGGTAGCCAAACTGATCCGAAGGGCCGCAGAGCCGCTTGGGTTGCTCGTCACGCACATGGAAGTCCGAGTGACGGACCCGCAGACAAGGCGGCCCTACGATGACCATTATATGCGGTTCTTCACCACCGATGATGTCGAGAACTTCCAGGGGATTCACGAGGACACTGACATACCGCGAGTGTTTGTGATCTTCGAGGAGGCATCGGCTATTGCGGATGAGTTCTACGACGCGGCGGCGAGTTTTGCGGATCGCATCCTGGTAATCAGCAACCCACTGACGACCAACAACTTCCTTTATCAGTATTGCGTGAAGGGCGATGTTGATGACCCAGAGAATCCGGGCGAGAAATTTAGGCGTGTCATTCATATTGATGCCGACAATACGCCGAACATCATCGGTGGCAGGGAGTGGAAAGCGTTGGGCCACAAAGGGGAGCCGCCGACTCTGATACCTGGGATGTTGACGTGGCGGCAGTATCGACACCGAATTGCAACGCGCGACCCGTTGTGGGTGCTCCAGAGAATCCACGGTCAGTTTGATCGCTCCGGCACTTCGCTCATGTTTCCGCCAGAGTGGCTTGACTTGTGTGAGGAGATGTGGCCGCTCGCCAAAGACCTCCCGCGCGGACCCTTCGGCCTTGGAGTCGACGTGGCGGAGGGCGGTCGCGACTATTCTTGCTGGGCTCTGGTGGATCGCTGGGGTCTATTCTGGATCGAGGTAATGGATACGCCTGATACTTCTGTGATTGTGCCGCATACCCTCAAGGTCATGCAGAAACATAATGTTCGCTCGCAGTCCGTGCTGTTTGACCGAGGCTCCGGTGGCAAGCAGTACGCCGATCTACTGCGGGCTCGCGGCTACCCCGTGAGAGCAATCTCCTTCGGAGGCGGCGCGCACGACAAGCAGACCTACAAGAATTGTCGGGCTGAGATGTACTGGCGGCTGCGACAAGCGATAGATCAATCACGGTGGTCGAAAGTGACAACGCCAGAAGGGCGGGACAAGTGGGAACGATTCTTCGCGATTGCTCCCGGTCAGCATTTGCTCCGCGAGGAGTTAGCTGTCTTGCCGATAGACAACGATGGGGAGGGCCGTATGAAGATTATGCCAAAAGGTCCGGCACCGAAGGGCTCGAAAGCCCCCACAATCAAGGGGGCACTAGGTCGCTCACCAGACCGGAGCGACGCTGTGGCTTTGGCGTGCTACGCACGCTTCGGTCCTGGCCCTCGTCCGAGCCGAAAGTACGCTGGCTCGGTTGTCGCACGCCCACAAGCTGCCAGGGAAGTTGAGCAAGCGGGGCTGCCGGTGGCGGAACGAGAGCGGCGAGACGAGTGGCGCAGGCGGATCAGAAAACGAATCTTTGGGCAATAGCCAGCTTGACAGCAGCCCAAGCGACAACTACGGTGTTTGCATGACCGTACCCCCAACTCTACGCTTTCTTTGGCATTGGCTGACGTGGCCGATGCGCCGCACTCCGACGGAACGCGACCTCGCGACGGCGCTCGCGGAAAAGGACTCGGCAATTCAGCGCGGGCTTACCGCAGTCCGTAGAGTCGCTGACCTTGAAGCGAGGCTGGAGCGGCGCGCAAAAGAGATTCGAGGGCTGCGCGGCACCTTGGACGAGGCCAACGGCCGAGCCGCAGCGGCGAAGACGCAAGTGGAGATAATGCAGGTCGCACTTGAGAATATCCGCTCGCAATACAAGAAGGATGTTGCGATAGCGGCCCGCTGCGAGGCGTTCGGCACCGATAAGCCGCCTGCACAACCGAGGGCAAGAAGATGAGTTCCATAATCGAGTCGGCTGTTAAGCAGGGCCAATCACACGGCAAGCTTGTTCGGTCGAGATTCCAGCGAGAGGCTGGGGGCTTGACGATTCCTGAGGGCGGGCTGGCTGCTGGCGGCATCGCGATCAATCCGAGCGAGCAGTACCTCAATCAATACCGCGAGCAACGCGAGTATCGGTCGCAAGAGCAACGATTTCGTGGCTGGCCCTACGCGGCTGTGCGACCGATAGCACAGACAATCGCAGGCCAATCGTTCATGCTCGCGAAGGCCCCCGCTGGTCAAGGAAACACGGCCAACGCAAACCGAGGCACGCTTCGGAAAGACGCCGGAAAACGAAACGTGATGGTTGTGCCGCATCGGGGAGTCTTTCGTGTCCCCGATTTCATCGTGGATGCGGTCAAGCGTCCAGCCGAGGGGCTTGACCTATACGACTCACACCCGCTCCTTGATCTTCTGCAACACCCAAACCAGTTTATGGTCCGGTGGCAGCTTCTATACTGCATAGTCGGCTCGCTTGAATTGACCGGCTGGAGCCACCTGTGGTTGACCGAAGATCAGGGCAGGCGTGTTGTGTGGCCGCTGCCGACATCTTGGGTGACGCCGGTCCACATGGAAGGCAATACTCCCAAGCCGTTTGCAAGGTGGGAGGTAAGGCCCGGCGGCTACGGCGAGCCGATTCCGGTGCCCGGCGAAGAGATTATCCCAATCGCCTACACAAACCCCTCGCATCTTCTTGGTGCCACGTCGCCGCTCGGCGCACAAGAGGATGCCGTGCTAACAGACGAGTCGATCCAGCGGGCACAGCGGGAGGTCATGGAGAACAGCATCTGGCCTCGGTATGCGATCATCGCTGGCGACCTCGACGACCCAGACGACCTCGACAGCCGAGGGATTCCTGGCCTTGGGCGGCCGCTGTTGGAACAGTGGCAGCGCGAGGAGCTGCACGACATTCTCAAGCAGCTTTACGGTGGCACGTTGCACGCTGGGGAGCCGCTGATCTTTGATCGGCTCATTAGGGACGTGAAGGAACTCGGCAACAAGCCCGCTGAGATGGACTTCGAGAAGGGTGGCGACATAACCCGGAAGAGAATCCTAACCGGCTTCGGCACCTCCGGCTTCATCATCGGCGAAACGGAACCGCACAGTCGCGCCGCCTCCGCAATGAGCAGAATGCACTTCGCGGACTTCACAATCAATCCGAAGATCGAACTCATCAGCCAGATTCTCACGGTATTCTTCGCGCCGCGGCTCGCGGTTGACAGTGAACCGCTGTACCTCTGGATCGACTATTATGAACCGGAGGATCGAGAGCAGACCAGAAAGGATGTTGAGTTGGCTGTGAAGGCGAGGGCAATCAATCGCGACGAGGTGCGAGAGACATTGCGCGGCCTCGCGCACTTGCCACCCTTGAAGGACGGGCAGAACTGCTATGTCCCGGCGATTGAGGAGTTGGTGCCCCTGGTGGCCGCAGACAACAATGTATCCAAGAGCGTTCAACCGCTCGAAGGCAAGGCGTTCGAGGAAGCTGCCATGTCACTGTGGGACAAGTCGCAAGCTGCCGAGGAGGCCGACCTGATCCCGGTGATCGAGGACCTGTTCGAGCAACAGCGGGTAGCGGTTGTGCGGAACCTCGAAGCTATGTTCGGAGATCGCGCGGCTTTGCCGAAGTCAACCGAGGGGCTCGCAGACCTGTTGTTTCATCCGGCCGAGTGGTACGAGCTATGGCACAACACACTCTACCCGGACATTCTCGGCGTAGCGGTGCGCGGCGCTCTTGAGGAACAGATACTGTTCGATCAAGCCAACGGTAAGGCGGTCGATCCCTACATGGAGTTGCCACCGGATGTCGCGCCGCATGTTCGCAACGAAGTCGACACAATTATGGCCCGGCCTTACTGGCGAGAGATTCACGACACGACCAGGGAGCAGCTTGCGGCGACGATAAATGAGGGGATGGCGAACGGCGAGTCGCTGTACGAATTGAGCGTGCGGATCGGAGTTTCTCCGACGGTGCCCGGCGCGAATCCTGGCGTCCTCGGTGCGGACAGCAACACAATTCGGGCGAAGCTGATCGCTCGAACGGAGACAACAGGTGCCCTTAATGCGGGGCACTTTGCCACCCAGATGGGGCTACGTGGTCGCGGGCTGATCGAGAAAAAGCAATGGCTTTCCCTCGTCGATGCGATGACGCGGCCGACGCACGCCGCACTCCATCTCGTGAAAATCCCGGTCTTGGCGATGTTTGACGTGGGCGGGGAGCCCGCACCGTACCCTGGACATTTCAGCTTGTCTGGAAAAGAGCGGTGCAACTGCCGTTGCACTAGCGTGTCTGTGGTGAAATAGAAAAGGTATTGACAGGTGCCGCAGTCCAATGATAGCCTCGCCGTCAGAATCGACGCTGGCAAACAAACGAAACCGATCACAACGAGGTGCCGGAAGCTGGCCGGAGAGGCAATGGACGCCTTGAGTGAGCAGATTGAAGCGTTAGCGGGCAGGAGTTTCTACGGTACGAGCGGCGTCGAGTTGGCTTGGGAAGACGGGCAAATCGTTGAGTTGCGGCTGCCAGTGCAATCACGACAGCGGTAGCGAGCGGGTAGCGGACCAACCGAACCCTTACCAGTCTGGCTGGTGGGGGTTTCTTTTTGGAGCGAACAATGAAAAAGAACGTCAAAAGCATCTTTGATCGCCTGACAGATCGCAACGATGCAGGGCATAACCGCTGGGGGATCGGCACGGCCGATGTCTACCTCCGACAGGTTGCCGAGTCGCTCGCCGGGACCGTCACACCAGACGAGTGGAAGCGGGCACTCAAAGAAGCCTCAGAGCGTCTTACTTATTGCTCGCCGGATATGCAGCCCACCGGAATGGACATTGAGCCGCCGAGCGGCCTTGAGCTGGAAGCCGACTTCGAGCTGAAGGCGGTAAGGACGGCCACGGGAGATATCCTCCACATTGCTCTGCCGACCACGAAGCGCACTCGCGGCTCCGTCGAGGGTGCGATTGGCGAGTTTGACGCCATCGTGACAAGTAGCCGGGTGGATCGAGACAGCGACATTCTCGAACCGAAAGGCGCGCAGATTGATCCCAAGTTGCCGCTTCTCTGGCAACACACCCCTTGGGAACCCATCGGAAAGCTCGTCGAAGTGTTGGTTCAGAACAGCAAGCGGATCAAAGCCCGCTTCGCCCTTGCCGACACCGCCCTCGCGCGAGACGCCTTGGTGCTGGTCGAGTTCGGCGCGTTGCGAATCTCGCACGGCTTCCATCCGATTGAGTGGGAGGACCGAACGAGCCGCGAAGGCGACTGGCTCGGCTTTCATATTCTCAAGTACGAGATGCTGGAAGTGTCGCTCGTCTCCGTGCCGTCTAACGTCGATGCCGTCATTACCGCCTTCACCTCCGACAAGCTCACCCACCCGAGCGTCAAGGGTTGGGCGAAGTCACTTCATGACGCACGGCCGACAATCGCGAAGGGCGTCACCTTAGCGACCGGCGAGGAAGTCAAGGAGGTGGAGATGGATGTCATTCTGCCGGAAGCGGAGGGCACGAAGGCTGGCCGCTCACTATCAAAGGCGAATGAGACTCGCTTGACGGATGCCCTGGCCGACACCGAAGAAATCATTAACTCGGAGGGGGCATCGCGTAGCATCGTTGCTCTCGCCGAGCGCGTGAAAGAGAAGTTGGAAGCAGTGCTCGATTCATTGACCTCGGACGAAGGCGAAGAAGGCAAACAATTCGAGGCAACGGTCGAGAAAACATTGGTTGGCATCGGTGACGTGCTCGCGTTCCTTGCGGTCGCGACAAAGGACGATGCCAGCCGAGCGCAGCGTGTCGTGAGTGGCAGGTTGACAATCCTTGATCGTGAGGAGTTGGCTGGCCTGCTTGATCTATGACTCTTTTTGGCGGAACCGTCCGCTGTAATCCTTTAGGAGAAACGTGATGAACGAAAAGCTGAAACAGTGGCTCATTGCCAAGGGCAAGGTTTCCGCCGATGCCTCGGACGAGGAGTTCCAGGCAGCGTTGGCGGCCGCGCTCGAAAGCAAAGAGCTGTCCGATGAGGAGTATGCCAAGATGGCGGACTCGACACCGGACAGAAAGAAGGAGTTGGCGGAGATCGTTGGCGGAGCCGTGGAAGCGGCGAACAAGCCGGTGGTCGAGGCGATTGGTGGCCTGACGAAGGCGCTCACCGCCACGCTGACCAAGGACGAGGGCACCGATCCTCCGGCCGATCCTCCGGCCGATCCCCCGGCCGATCCCCCGGCCGATCCCCCGGCCGACGGTGAGGACAAGGGGGTGGACATGGAGGCAATCGTCGCGCGGGTCAAGAAGGAGGTTCAGGCCGAGTTCGGCGAATTGCGAGTGCAGCCCGATCCGATGGACTCGGGGGCGGTCATCGCTCGCGCGGCAAACTCCGTGCGCGTCAAGGCGGCTGCGGAGCGGTATGCGCACACCCGCTCGGCCTTGATCTGCCCGAAGATGGCCACGCCGCACACCCCGCACCCTCGCGCGGGAAAGCAGGCGCTGGACCACAACAGCACCGGCCGCCCGCTGGATCAACTGAGCCAGCGCGACTACGCGCGGATCGGTGCGTACCTCAAGTTCATCTCGCCGCTCGGCTACAAGGGCAATCTGAGCCGGATGCCCGACCACGAGCGCGATCTCGTCCTCGATACGATCCACAAGGAATTGTGGTCGGGGGACATCGGCTATCGCAGCGAAACGAGCCCCGGCACGCACAAGCGGTACAGCCGCTTGACGGAGCGCGAGATGAAGGCCGTGCTCGACGAAGCGACGAGCGGCGGCTCCTACGCTGTGCCGCAGATTCTCGAAGACGCGGTGATCACCACGCCGATTCTTTACGGCGAAGTGTTCCCGCTGGTCGAGGTCATCCCGGTCAATCAGGGTAGCCAAGTGGACGGCTTCAAGTTGAGCGACATTGCCATCTCGTCCGGTCATGGCTCGGGCAATGTCGAAGGAACGGCAATGACCCTTGCCTCTACTGCCTCGCTGATCTCCAACTTCGACACGTCGATCTTTGCTTGCACGGCAGGGGTCGAGTGGGGTCGTGATTGGGAAAGCGATGCCGTGGTCGACTTCGGCCGACTGATGACCGAGCGCCTCGGCGAGAAGCTCAAGGAGTGGCTCGACAACCAGATCGCTAACGGCGACGGCACAACCGAGCCGACTGGCGTCTTCAGCGCGAGCGGCATCTTGAGCGTAGCGGCCGCCAATGGAACCTCCGGCCCTTACACCATCGGGGACATGGAAGACCTCGCTTGGAAGGTGACGAAGGCATACCGTGCCAGCAAGGGTGGGAACCGCTGTGCGTTCCTCGGCACCGACACCGCCTACAAGCGGGTTCGGAGCGTGCCGATCACGACCAGCGATGACCGCCGAATCTTCGGCTACAACATCCAGGATTACGAGGTACTGAACTACCCGTTCAAGGTGCAGGACGACATCACGAACGGGCGCATCTGCTTCGGAAACTGGGCGTGGTATCGGATGTTCCGACGGCTCGGTATTCGATTCGAGACGGCCACCGAGGGCGAAACCCTGATGCTCAAGAATACCAAGATTCTTGTCATGCGGGCGCGCTACGGTGGTCAGCCGACGCAAGGCGGCGCGTTCTCCAAGATGACCGACGGTGCCCAGACGGGCTGATCGAACTTGTCTGAGATTCACGGCCGGGGTGGCGCTCGCCTCCCCGGCCTACTCAGACGCCTCTTGTTTTACTGCAACCCCAAACTATACGAGGAACCCCCATGTCTGTTTATGTCAAGACTGGCGAGATCGGTGTTGAGATCGGCGACGACTTCAACTCCAACCCTGACTTCAAGCCGCTCTCAATTACGCTGCGCGGCAGGTGGTCAGCAAACCATGTGCCCCGTGGCACGACGGCAAAGCACTCACCGCTGTTGAAGCTCCCCGACCTTCCTGGGATGCACCTTTTTCTCAACGTGGACGAACGAACGGCGCGAGTCGTCGATCCGCTCCAATATGAGGAGAATGCATCTATCAAGTTGGCATGGCGCGAGTATCAGGCCAACCTGGAACCCCTGCCGGAGCAAGTCATCGAAGAGTTGGATGACCAACAGGTAGCATCATGGGTCTACTGGATCGGTCGCCTAATCGAGAAGGGCGAAGCGACATTGCTGGACGGCTCGGCAGCGTTGCCCGACATCGACGATCTGCCGGGTGACCCAATCATTTCTCCGTTCAACGCTCGCTACGGCTTGCCTCGGACTCTCGGCGAGATGAAGTTGTTTCTGGACCACACAAACATCTTCGAGCGAATGCGCCGTGATTTGCAAGAGGAGGCTGAGCCAGCGCGTCAGTGAGAAGGGAGGGGGCTGTGCATATAGGTGTGGTATACCCCACCGTGAAACGCTGGCCCAAGATGAGGTGGGTCGCTTGTGCGTTTAGGCGTCTCGGTCATACCGTGACGGAGGTATCAAGCCTCGACCAGCTCGCCTCACTTGAGGCCGATCTGGTTCTGTTCGCGCATCGCGGGGCGGGGCTGAATCATGCCGACGTGATCGCCCTCTCAAAGAAACGACAATGCCCGTGGGTTATGTGGTGGTTTGACTTGCTCGCAATCGAGCCGGGCAAGCCGCTCGCGGAGCAAAGCACCCTGCAAACCTACACCTCTCAGCGAATCTGGGAGCCGAGCGATGACTTGCAGGTTATGCGAATTATGGATGTTGTGTTCGTCAAGGAGCGAGGACTTCTCGCTCAATACCGCAACCTCGGCGTGAATGCCGAATACCTGGACCAAGGGTGCCCGTCATGGATAGGACAATGCGAGCACCGGGAGATTCCCGAGTGGGATGTCTTGATATTCGGCAACACGAGCAAGGCATGGAAGCAACGACGGCACGACGTAAGCGACTTGATTGCAGCGGGGTTTGCGGTAGCTTGGGCTGGGCACGCGGCAGGGGCACCGCCCTCCGCGTGCCTGCCCTTGCCTTGGTGCCCGCCAGCCGGGTTGCCAGCGTTGGCAAGCAGGGCCGCTGTTGTCCTGTCTGTGTCGATGCGAAGCGACGTAGAGGGCTATACGAGCGACCGCCTGTGGCTCGCGATGGGTATGGGTGCCTGCGTTCTCGCGCGAGCGTGGGATGGCCCACCAGCCGGGCTGCCTGTCCGAATATACTCGACCGAGGCGGAGATGGTCCTCGCGGTCGAGCAGTTAAGGGCAGACAGAGGTAGCCGTACAGCTCAAGGGATTGCCAACCGGCGATGGGTGGAAGACAACCGAACAATCACGCGACAATGCGAAAGGTTACTAGAACGATGCAAACCCCTACACAAAGCAAAGGTGTCTGCCGGACATGCAAAGGGACCGGCACCGTAAAGTCGACGGCGCGCGGAGGAAAGGCGGCGTGCCCCGCATGTGGAGGAACAGGGACGAAGCGATACCAAACAAAAGGGGGCGGCACCAAGAGGGCAAGAAGCTAGGAGGGCAACATGGCACTCGGCGAGGAAATTCAAGCGATCCGCAAAGACATCCAAGACATCCATGACGGGCAAGTGCGAGTGGAGACAAAGCTCGAAGCGATGCAGCCTGTTTGCGCAAAACGGTTCGACAGCCTGGAAGTCACGATTTTCGGGAACGGCAGCAACGGACTCAAGAGCGATATGACTCGCTTGAAAGTTTGGATGTGGATGGGTGCTGGCGTGTGTGGCCTTGCTGGCACCGTGGTAGGTTTTCTTCTTGAGAAGTATTTTGGATGACTGCGTTAACGACTTATAAGAACTTCTCTGTTCTCGACAACGATGACCC